AGTGCGCCGTAGACCTTAACGACTTTCATGCCGCAAGACCATGGCACTGCTTTTCACATAGTAGCCGCCGAAGACATCACGGCTAGAGAGCCTGCCTTGAACGTGATGCAGGATTTGCTGATCGCCTAGGTAGATCGCCGCGTGGTTGGGCAGGCTTGCCGATAGTTGCATCAGGATCGCGTCGCCGTATTGCAGCTCCTCGAATGGCACCTGCCGGAAGCCCTGCGAGCGATAGCTATCGAGGTACAGGTTCTCGCCCCGCTCCCAGAACCGATCACGCCGGTCGAAGTCCGCCAGCATCAGACCCCACTCGCGGCTGTACCAGTCCCGAACCAGCGAGTAGCAATCGACGACGCCGAACACAAACTCGCGGCCGACGTATGGCAGCTCAAACGCGGCAGGCTCGCAGCCGCCCCATGCCTCGGTCTTGGGGTTAACGATCACCCACGGCAGACCGCTGTTGTTGCAGCCAATCTGATCCGCCGCTGATGGTTCAGGTGGGGTGACCGGGTGACTGTGAACCACAGCCACGATCTCACCCAGATCCTCGGCTGCTGCGTAGTCCGCCGGGTCCAGCACAAAATGCTCGTCTGGTGTGGCGGCGATGTTGCGGCACGGGTAGTACCGGCGCCGGCCTTTGACCACATGGATCAGGCCACAGCACTCGCGGGGATCCTCGGCCTGCGCGTGCGCCAGGATGTCGGCTTTGAGCGTGTCGGTCAGCTTCATCGTGCCCTAGGTTGTTAATCCCGCCCCTGGGAAACTTCCGAACGGCAACTCAGCAGTGGCACCGAACCGCAGTTTGCAGCTCTCCACCCGTTTGCCGCACACGTCAGCAGCCAGCGTGCCAACGGACTGATCGTTGACGTTCCAGTAATTGCTGCCGGTGTAGCCGCACTCAGCGCCGCGATACTTCCACTGGCACACATTGGCGATGATCTGCCGCTGGGGCAGCATGACGCCGGCTAGGTCAAACTTGCTGGCCAGCTCAAACTCGACCAGATCGCGGTTCTCGTTTGATTTGCGATCGACGTACCAGATCTCCGTCGGAAAGCGGGCATTAGGGTCAGCCGCCGCCTCGCCGTCGAGAAACTTCTTCAGCGTGCGGATCCGCCGGACCGTGGCGCCGCCCAGGTCATTGCCGGGCGTGGTCGCGTTGACCAGCAGCAGCAGCGTCGTCATGTCGCTGAACAGGTTGCTGATCCGCAGCGTCGGACGCGGCAGGCTGCCAGAGCTGGTGTAATCGAAGCCCGTCGCCTCGACCGGAAGCCTGACGTAGGTATTGCCGGCAAAGACGATGTTGCCGGTGACGGCTGCGTTCACGCCGTTGTGCCAGTAGTAGGTCGTGCTGGCGCCATGCAGCGTGGTGTCAAGCTGCAGCTCGAACAGCTCGATGATCGCGTTCGGACCCAGGACTGCCAGCTCTTCGTAAACGCTGCTGATCGCTGCCCATGTGACGCCGCCATCTGCGATCGTGCTGCCGATGTCAGTTGGCCATGCTGGCTGTGTGCTGGCACTTGTACCTGCGACCGTGCAGCGGAACACCAGCCCGCTGGCCTGCGTCGCCGTAGCGCGGACGATGGCGCCGACCGCGTAGCTCGTGCTGGCTTGCCAGGCTGCGTAGGCCATTACGGTTCAAACACTTGGCGGAAGGTGGCGTTAATTATCGCTCTGCCGGTATAGGGGATGGATTTGCTCCAGCTATCACAGATCCACTTGTAAGCGGTTGCCTCGTCTGGCGGGGTCCAGTCAAATGCAGCCGCGTCAGCAGCGCGAGCATCAAGGAAGGCTTCAATCGTGTCCGCATTGGCCTCGGTGATGTTGTTCCAGGTCAGAGACCACTCCTTGGGGTTCTGATTGAGGCCATAGGTCAGCCGCTGCTCGTAGCCGTCGCCAAACTGCACCACACGCCGCTTAGGCGCGCTGCGCTTCTCAGCGCCATAGGTTGGAGTGATCGCTGGAAAGGTAGCCATTAGCGGGTATTGGCGAGCAGGCCGCCGGGACGTTGCTGTTTGACGATCTCGGCCTGCACTGCAGCACCGACGATCCTACCGAGCTGATTGGCATTCGACTCGTTGCCCTCCACGCTGGTGCCGCCTGCATCCACGTTGACCACCACGCTAACGGCACCACCAAAGCTGCCGGTTCGTGCAATGCCACCGCTACGCCCCGGCATGAACAGCTCAGGACCGCGCTCGCCCACTAGATAAGGTTGCCCTGCCATAACGCTGCCGCCCTTGGCGCGCTGCCGGATGCCATAGTTGGGTCCAAGTGTGCCAAAACGCCCGACCGTGCCTCCGCCCGCACCAAGCGGTGTAGATGGGCTAAATGGCGTCAAAAATGTTTTAATAGCGTTAATTGCTTGTTCGATGACAAAAATACGAACAAGTTGATTGGCAATATCAATTAAAACTCCAGATGCAATCTGCTGCAAGCTGTTTTCCCAACTTTGCGCACCGCTGATCAATGCGTTAAATGCAGAGCCGATGCCTTGCCCTAAAGTGTTGGCCACGCCATCAGCAAGCTTTAATTGATTCTGAACACCAGTATTTAATTCGTATTGTTTTTCAATGTGTTTTTGAAGCGCATTTAAGCGGTCTTGATCTCCTTGTCTTTGCTGCTCGTTTAGCTCCCGCTGTACTTCCCGCTGATTAGCAACTAGCGCTGTATTGCCTTCGTAGATGATGGCCTCTTGCGCCCTGATGTCCTTTTCTTGCGCCAGTGTTTGCGCGTAGCGATATTGAATGTCCAGCTCTTTCTCTTGCCCTTTGAGGCGTATTGCAAGCTGCTTATCACCTGCAGACTCTGCAGCGGCAATCTTGTCTTGAATGTTTGACTTCAGTTGCAGGATCTGACCTTCTGCCAGCCGCTCACGGATAACTTGCGCAACACGCGCTTGCTCTTCTGCTGCTGCTTTTGCAGCACGTTCTGCCTCGCGTGCTGCTTTTTTGGCGGCTGCCTTATCTTCCTTGCTGTCGCCACCTACACCGGCGCCACCGCCAACCATGCCGCCACCGGCGCCACCGCCTGTTACAGCCCTAGTTTGCAGTCCAAGCACTCCTCTAGCTGTCAGCTCCCGTTCTCGTAGTACATTCATTCGGTCAAGCACATCCGCTGGCGTTTGTTGACCAAACAAGCCAGCAAGTGATCCGAGAACGCGAGTGGAAACAGGAACTCCACGCTTTCTTTCTGCTTGTATAGCTTTAAGAGTTTGCGCCGCCGCTTGCTTGGATTCTGCAGGCGCAGTGCCGCCATACATTGCCGCGGCGCCACCTGCCGCTCTTTGACCTCGCAATTTTGCAATTTCTTGATTAGCTCTTATTGCATTCGAGAGGCCGTTGACAATCAAATTGATTCCAACAGTGATAATGCCAATGCTTGCGATGCTGCGCAACGCATTACCAAGCGGCGTGACCTTTGCTGCTGCAGCAGTAGATTGTGCAGCCAGCGTTTGTGTATTTCTTGCGTAAAGGGCATAAGCTGAGGATGTGGTCGCTGCTGCAGTGCCGCTTGCTGCTACCGCAGTGGTAGAAGCTGTCATTGCAGCAACAAAGCCAACGCGCAAGGCAATAATTGCCTGCATTGCTTTTTGCAGCAGTACCATTTGCGCAACGATTTTGATAAGCTCAACAACAGCGCTTGCAACTGGTTGTGGTACTGCCTTGATAGCAGCAGCAAAACCATTAATCAGTCCAGTCAAGTCCCCAACAGACTTAATAACAGATGGACCAAAAGCCACGCCAAGTGCTTCACTTAAGTTTTTAAATGCTGTATCTAAAGCCTTGAGTTGATTCTCAATGCTGGTTTTCATTCGATTAAAATCACTATCTGTTTTGCCTGCAGCTCCTCCCAGGCCTTCTAAAATCATTTGATAATCTTTGCCGCCCTTTGCTGCAGCAGCAAACGCACCGCGCATTGCCTCTTGAGAGCCAAGCAGCCTAACTGCCGCCTCTTGATTGGTGCCCATCTTGAGCGCCAACTCGGCCATCAATCCGCTAAATCCTTTACCTTGAAGTCCGGCAAGGTTCCATTGAATGCCAAGTACCTTTGCAGCCTCTTGTGACTCTTTCGTGGGTTGCAGCAGAGTGTTTAGGGTTGCACCAAGACCAGTAAAAGCAATTTCAGCAGTTGCGCCGTTTTTAGTAGCAGCAGCAACAAAGGCATTCACCTCGTCAAGGCTGACACCAGCAATAGCAGCAACTGAAGCAACTCGGCCAAGCTGACTTGTGTAATCAGACCACTCAACTTGTCCGTATTCAATTGCCTTACTAATACTGTCAGTAACTTTGATCGCTTTTTCACCACTCATGCCATAAGCATTGAGGGTTTTTGTTAGCACTTCAGTAACTTGAGTTGTATCAGCTAATCCGCCAACAGCGGCTTTAGTTGCAGCTTCAACTAGTTTTATATTTCCTGCTGTATCACTAAATCCAGCAGACAATGCTTGGTAGCTTGCTGAAGCCAACTCAGCTTTGCTCGCCACGCCACCCAGGCGATCGCTAAGCGCGCTAAGGTTTTTGTCTAGCGCAGAAACATCTCCGCCGGCCGTCCCAAGCCTTCTGATATTTGTATCTAATTCTTTTACATCAGAGATGATTTTGCTTAGCGCAAATCCACCGGCAAACGATGCTGCTATGCCAGCAAAAGAGCGCTGCAGTTGATTGATCGCCCCATCGAGCTGCCCAGTGGCACGATTGACCTGCTGCAGGCTGTTAAGAGCCTGCCGTGCGTCAACCCTTAACTCAACGTTGGAGACTGCCATAGCACCAGTTTACCGGCGACGGGCTTTGTCCATTGCTTCTTTCTCGCGTTCGCCCTTGATCTCGTAGAACGCTGCAAAATGGATGAACTCGGCATCGGTCAGCTCAGTCCGCAGCCGGCTGACCGTCATGCCAAGCTCAGTGGCCAGGAAGAACTCAAAAAAGAGCCAACTGTCCTGGCCTAGCCTTTTTTTGCTTCCTCAAGCCCGGCATCATCGCCCAGGCCGAACAGGAACAGCTCCAGCTCGTTCAGCACGCGCTCAGGCAGCTCACGTTGCAGCTTGGCTGCATCGGCCGGTGCAAATGCCTTGGTGCCGTCCTCCAGCTCAGCAATCTGGCAAAGCATGTAGGTGCTGATCTCCAGTGCCTCATCAGAACCAGACAGCGTGGTGGCACGCTTGCGGTCTGCGCGGGTGATCGGCTTAAAGTAAAGGTCCAGCACCGTATCGCCAGCATCGTTCTTGATGCTGAACTTACGGCGCTGGTTGAGGTCAAATGCACCGGCGAGCAAGTCAACCGGGCGTTGTGCGGCGGGCATCAGATGCTGAGAGTAAGGGTTCCGCTGGAGACGAAGTTAATCGTAACGATCTCAAGCTCGCCAACCGTAGCGGAGTATTCGGAACTTGTCACCACAATGGTGCCGGTGATCTTTTTGCCGCCGGTTTCATCCAGATACAGCTCAACGGCTGCATCGGCCTCGTCGGTGGCTTGGTTGGCATCTTTGATCAGGTCCAGTTTGTCGCCAGCACCTGGGGCGTCATACATCACCTCAATGGTGCCCGAGCCGCTGATCAGGCCGCCCACATTGGCGCGGTAAGTGGCGCCTTGGGAGGTCACGTCCAACGACTCTTTCTCAACGGTCATGCTCCAAGACCGCACTGCAGCGATCTCAGACAGGCCGCCTGCACCAGCTTTATCAAAGAAGACAGTGCCCTGTTGCCCGCGATAAAAAGCCATGATCAGATGTCCAGGGTAATGGCGCCGTTGGTGACGAAGTTCATGGTAATGACTTCAATTTCACCCACGGTAGCCGAGTATTCAGCCGAGGTGATCACACCGTCAAAGCTGATCTTTTTGGTGCCGGTGGTGTCCAGGAACAGCTCAAACAACGCAAGCCCCTCATCGGTTGCGGTGTTGACGTGCTCGATGAACACGTTGGTCTCGTCAGAGCTGCTGGCGGTGTACAGCACTTCAACAGTGCCGCTACCGCTAATCAGTCCGCCAACGTTTGCTCGATAGGTGGCGCCCAGTGCGGTGGTGTCGAGCGATTCCTTCTCGACTGTAAGCGACCACGACCGGGTGCTGGTAATGGTGACGCCGGTAGCGCCAGCATCGTCAAACTTGACGCTGCCTTGCTGCCCTCGGTAAAAAGCCATAGCTAGAGATCCTCGAAGGTTTCAAAGGTCA